AGGGTAGTTCCTGCGGCATTTAACGTAAAAGCCGTAGTAGCTGACCCTGAAATAGTAACTGTAAGGTCTCCTGTAGCTCTATAGCTAAAAGGTATAGAGTATGCTGTTGTACTGTTATCACCTGTATAACGTACAAAACTATTTGCCATGTATGATTTTCCTTATGTTTTTGATTGGGTTTTACTAAAAGTGTAAGTTTAGTGTTTATTGAGTAAGTATCTCAATGTAGTTCTTTTTAGCTCTTTTTTTAGCGTTTCTTTTAATAAGTTTTCTATCTTTTCTCATTTTCTTAATTTGAGGAAACTCTTTAAGAAGAAGTGTTCTAGCTTTTGCTTCAGCTCTGTGTACATACTCTAATATAAATTTCTGTCTTTCATCAACACCTGCGATTGTGCCATCAGCTTTTTTATACAGTTTACTTTTAGGGTCTTGTATTACAGTCTCAATTAATTTTTTAAGAGTTAATCTTTGTCCATTATAAGGTAAAGTAACTTCTCCTGTAAGCTCTCTCCATCTGTCATAAGCTGTTTGTTCTTTATCATTTTTTATAGTTCTTAAATCTACACCTGATTTTCTATCTATTTTTGCAGGTGGCACATATTTAAAATCTCTATTTTCATAAAACTTTTGTATTGCAGGATTGTTAGTTTTAGTCATAGCAAAAGGTGAAGACCATAAACCTGATTTTCCACCTAGCCCAAAGAACCAACCTCTGTCTCTATCAATAACTTCACCATACATATTACGTTTAGGCATAATACTATCTTTACCTTTAAATGGATTTAAAGCTAATAACCTATCGTTTAATGTAAATAATTCTTTTTGGTAATCTTCATCAATTCTACTCATATATCTTAATCCACCAGATAAAGGTGTAACTTTGTAAAAAGCTCTAGCTAGTATAGACGCACTTACTTTGTCAGGCGACCTTGTAGAAACAAAATCATCACTAAAGAAAAAGTTTGCAGTTTCAACTATATTTTTCATATAAAATTTAGAGTTAAGATTTCTAAAGATAGAGTTCACAACACCCATAGATAACTCTGTCATATCTTTTTGTACTGCTTCAGGTATATCTTCATTGTATCTTAAAAACTTATTCATACTGTCTTGTAAGTCAGCCATAATAAAAAACGGCATCATTATAGGGTCAGCTCTATTTAATTGAATGTATCTACCATCATCTGTTTTATAAGAATAAGGTTTCCACCCTGTGTTAGCTTCTCTTTCAATATTTTCTCTATAGTTTCTTGAACCACCACCAGTAATTTTACCTGATGCCACTGCACCAAATGCGGCTGTCCATAATGCAAATCCCATAGTTGCTCTAGCGTTAGCTTCTGCCGCCGCTTCTGGGTTTATATAATTTCCATCTTTACCTTTTTTTAAAGCATGTCTTGTACTTAACACTGCTCTGTTAAGAAGAGGCAAATGTTCAAAGTTCCATTTAATTAAGTTAGACGGAGTGTTAATAAAGTGTAAACCTAATGCTCTTGTCCATCTGTGTTTACTTGTAAAAGATAAAACACCACCTGTAATACCACCTTCCATCTTACCTGTTTCAGGGTTCATAGAATAAGCAGATTGTGTATATGTACTTTCTCTAGCGTATTGTAACGGGTCGTTAACTTGTAATTTGTTTACATCTTTAATGGTTGTGCTTGTCATGTCAGCAGTTTCTAATGCACCACCAGATGCAGTCTTTTGATAATCTGCTTCTAATTCTTTAAATCTTGCTTTGTAATCATCTTCTTTAATGACACCCTTCCAAAAACCTTTACCTGTTTCTTCTCTAATTTGTGTATTAACTTGTGAAGCTACTCTAGCTTTGTAAGTCATAGTTTTAAGAAATTCATCACCTGCACTTAAAATTCTCATAGGAAAAGTTGTAGCGTAACCTATTGGTCTAAATACATATTTATCAAGACCAACACCTACTGACCCCATTCTGTCAGTCATAAGTCTTGTTGTAGCTTGTAACCATCTTTGAAGTTGCCCTTGTCTGATGTTGTTATCAAACTTCATCTGCTTACTATCAAGTATACCACGACCTTCCATAAATCCTCTTTTAGCCGCCATCAAAGCATCTTTGGTATAAAGTATTTGGTGAATGTATGTATCAACAGCTTCTTTAGCTAATTGATTTGCTCTTTTACTATCTTGTGGAGCTAGATATGCGGCTCTAACTAACATAGTTAAAGGTTTCCATTGTGTTTGAAATAAACCAGATACAATGTTAATTGCATGTGTATCAGGTGAAGACAGTAAGTTGTTATTGATAAACTCTGACGCTAAATCCCACTTGTCAACTTTTCTAGCATTTTGTAATGCCATAATAACTTGGTCAGTGTCATGTAGTTTTGCGATTGCTTTATAAAATTCTTTTGGCTTACCTGTTTTTAATGTAGCCATTTCAGGGTCTTCAGGATTTATTTTAAGTTCTGCGGCTCTAGCTTCATTCTTACCAACCTGCATAAACTTCATAGCTCTTGCTACGTTTCTAGTAATTTCTTTTTGATTAACTAAAGTTTCTCCTGCAACAGCTTGTCTTATGTCCAACTCTTTTAAGATTTTAGCTTCTTGGTCAGGTGTAATATCTAAATTGTGAAGTTGATTAGATAGTTTTACTATGTCATCACTTTGTTTAGCTAACAAATCTCCATGTGCTAATATTTCAGCATATAATAGTTTATCTTCTTTAGCTCTTGATTTCCCTAATTTAATAACTGCATTAGCATCTAAACCTATGATTGCCGCTTGTTTAATTGCGTATCTTTCAGTTACTACATCATCAACTATCTTACCTTCTCTAACCATTTCATCAGCAAGATTTTTTAAATGTAGCCTAACTTTTTTAGGATATTTGTAGTAGTTTAATTCCTCTTCAGGTGGCTTACCTGTTCCAATAGTTTTTCTTAAATTACCATTCTTTCTTAAATTACCAATTTTTTCATCTAGCGTTTTTCCTACAAGCTGACTTTCTGTTGTAATTCTATCTACTGTAGCTTTATCTAAATTTTTATATAATGCTTTATCAGGTTTAGGTTCTGCTAAATCTTGAAATAATTGTTTACCTGTAATTTCACTTCTACCATATTCGTGAATATCTTTTAAGTTTTTAACTGCTGTATTTTTAGAACCTCTCATTCCAAGTTTAAAACCACCATAAGAAAATGCACCACCAAATACAGTACCAAAACCAAACCCTGCACCTGTAGCAATAGCACTTCTTTTAAGACTAAACTCATCTGATACGCCAGTTTTAACTTCGGTAACTTGAAGCATTGTATCTTGTGCTGTTGCAACTACTGCACCAATTTTAGCTTCCGTCATTGCACCTTTGTAAACTGCTTTACCAATAGCTTCTTTTGATGCTACTTTTGCTGTTTCTTCTAAAACTTCTTTATTAATTTGACCTGCAACTTTACCTTTAAGAGCTTCTGTTAAACCTTTTTTATACGCAACTTTAGCGGCTTGACCACCAATACCAAACGATATTAAATTAACTGGGTCAGCTATCATTGCTCCCCCATTGTCATATAACCATGAACCAAAACTTCTATTTGGGTCATTCCAAAATGATGGCAATGCGTGATATGTAGAAGATATGTAAGCTAACTGTGCATTTCTGTCATCACTGTCAGTAAACGCATTTGCTAAATCTTTAGTCATAGCACCTGTATTATTGTTTCTCCAAGACCTATCGTTGTAAAAATATTCTAACAAATCAGCGTGTGACATTTCCGAAAATACATTATTACCTCTTGCAGTAATTTCACTTTCTCCATCTCTATGTGTGTAATAACTTCTTAATGTATTGTAAAACTCTTCTGTTTGTATTTCATTAAGAGCCTCTTCTTCACTTGTAACTTTTCTTAATTTTTGGATTGTTGTTGATGCAGAAATTGCATCTGTTGTTGGTGTGGAAAGTGTTTTCTTTTTTCTTCTATCTTTTGCTTTAGTAGCCATATTATCCTTCTAGGTTATATAGACTGAAGATTAAGTCTTGTATCATGTCTAAATTTTCAGTGTTATCATCACTAAATGGTAAATTTAATTTTTTAGTTATTGTTTCAGAAATTAAATCAAAATCATCATCACTTAATGCTGATAAAATATCTGCATCAAATTCTGCACCCAGAACTTCATTTATGTATTTTTTAATTTTAGGTTGTGTTTGTAATTCAAACTTTCTA